GTCCGTAAATATTGAATACTATGACGAATGGAAGAACAATAAGAAATTTCTTCGAGATGTAGCTGAGATGCTTGATAATGTTCTTCAAGTATTCATCGATAATGCTCCCAAGCAAACAAAACGCGCGAAGTATTCGGCCATGCGCGAGAGGTCTATTGGTATAGGTGCGCTGGGCTTTCATGCATATCTACAGAAGAATAATATTGCATGGGAGGGAGCTATGGCCAAATCAGCCAACATGCGTATATTCAAGCATATTCGGGCTGGGCTGGACAAGGCTAATTTAGAGCTTGGTGAAGAACGCGGCGAAGCTCCGGATGCTGTTGGATCAGGAATGCGTTTTTGTCACATGACTGCAATTGCGCCAAATGCATCATCTTCTATTATCATGGGAAACACATCTCCCTCCATCGAACCGTATAGAGCCAATGCCTATCGTCAAGATACTCTATCGGGCTCACATCTAAACAAAAACAAATATCTAAACAATATCATCATAGCCGCGTGTGAAAAGAATAAGAGTCTGAATTATGACGACATATGGTCTTCTATCATTGCGACAGATGGGTCAGTTCAGCATCTATCTATGCTCGATGATTACACGAAGGACGTATTCAAGACTGCCATGGAGATCGATCAACGATGGCTTATCGAACACGCAGCAGATAGACAAGAGCATATTGATCAGGCGCAAAGCCTGAATGTATTCTTTCGGCCGACGACCAACATCAAGTATCTACACGCAGTTCATTTTCTGGCCTGGAAGCGAGGCCTAAAGACACTCTATTATTGTCGAAGCGAAAAGATTGCGCGAGCCGATAAAGTATCTAAGCGCATTGAGCGCGAGATTATTCAAGAGATCGATTTAAAACAAATAGTCGAGGGTGAAACATGTCTGGCGTGCGAGTAGCTTATGACAGTGCCGTGTGAGCGATACCGTGCCCTAGTTGAAGGAATGCGGCTTATCGAGAATCTTTTACGCCCTCAGATAACGCCTAGGGTATCTAAATCTATTAGAGAACAGGCCCGTAGGATTATGCGCCATTACCCAACCGCATCTGACTTTGAGCGTATTGCTCAAACATCACCAGATCAACTTTCAACAACGCCGCAAACGAACGGAAACAAAATAAAATGAATAAGAAAGAATTTCGTGATCTGCGGATAACAGACACAAGATCCTATTATAAGCCATTTAAATATGCTTGGTGTTTCGATGATTGGCTGAGGCATGAACAGAGTCATTGGATTCACACAGAAGTTCCCATGCTTGATGATGTGAAGGATTGGAAGACCCATCTATCGAAGGAACAGAAACATTTTCTGACTCACATCTTTCGATTCTTCACTCAGGGCGATCTTGATGTAGCCGGCGGCTATGTGCATAATTATCTACCGTATTTTCCTCAGCCCGAAGTACGCATGATGCTTTTGGGTTTTGCGGCTCGCGAGGCCTTACATGTGGCCGCGTATTCACATTTGATTGAAACTCTTGGTATGCCAGAATCTACGTATAGTGAATTTCTCGAATATAGCGAAATGCGAGAGAAGCATGAATACGTTATGAATATATCGAACAAGAATGGTGATCTGCAATCCACAGCCAGGCATATTGCAGTATTCTCGGCCTTTACCGAGGGTATGCAGCTATTCAGTTCATTCATCATGCTTCTTAATTTCCCTAGGCATGGGCATATGAAGGGTATGGGGCAGATAATTACTTGGTCGATTGTTGATGAAACACAACATAGCGAATCCATGATCAAGCTATTTCGTGTCTACATCGAAGAGAATCGAGAAATCTGGAATGATAAGTTAAAAGAGAATATATACACTATTGCAACGAAGATGGTTGAGCTAGAAGATAAATTTATCGACTTGGCGTTTTCTATGGGCCCGATGGAAAATCTATCGGCCGATGATGTAAAGCATTATATTCGATACATCGCAGATAGACGGCTCATATCCATGGGCATGAAGGGCATCTTCAAAATCAAAAAGAATCCTCTGCCGTGGGTAGAGTCGATGATCAATGCTCCCTCGCACACATCGTTCTTCGAGAATCGCTCGACAGATTATGCGAAGGGTGCGCTACTTGGAGACTGGAAGGAGGTATGGGCATGACAATTAATTATGAAGAAGAAATAATGTGTAAATTTTGCGAATCTCAATATCGCATTATCTACAAAGAAGACACAGTGAGCAATAAGTTATTGTTCTGCGCGTTCTGCGGAGAAGAGTTAGACGATGACTATATAGAAGAGGACAGTGAATCAGATGAGCAATGACATACGACAACCCATGGACATTCGACGGAATAGAATTCACCGATAAGGATATCGGGGATTCGATTGGCTTTGTCTATGTTATCACCAATTTAACAACGCATAAGAAGTATATTGGAAGAAAATATTTTTATTCTACTCGAAAGCAAAAACGTACCGACACCCGCCGCAAAACAAAATCTAGTGATTGGAAAACATACTACTCATCGTCGGACGATGTATTGGCCGAAGTAGAAAAATATGGTACCAAGAATTTTCGAAGAGAAATATTATCGTTACATAAGACAAAGGGCGATACGAATATAAATGAAGTTAAAGAGCAATTTAGTAGAAACGTATTGGAAGACGATATATATCTAAACGCGAACATAAACGGAAAGTGGAGACGACCTCCTAGCCATATTATAAATGCGAGACGATATCATAGATAGGATTGATTATGAATGAATTATCTGAACATCTGGGCGGGCACTTAGATAGAACCCATGTCGATAGAGGGGCTCTCGACTTAATTACTACAAAATACTCCATTGCATCAATGATCGATATTGGCTGCGGCCCAGGCGGCATGTATTCTATTGCCAAAGATTGCGGTATTGACTGGCGCGGAATAGATGGCGATTACACTCTGAACTATTCGGAAGAAATGAAGCCTCTTGTTACCATTCATGATTTTGTCGAACCATATATTCCACAACATATTACCGATAGTCAATTCGATTTAGCTTTTTCTGTAGAATTTCTTGAGCATGTCGAGGAACGATACGTACCTAACTTCATGAAAGTATTCAAGAGGGCCCGATATGCTGTGGTCACTGCTGCTCCTCCTGGCGCTGGTGGCCATCATCATGTAAACTGTCGTCTGGAAGATTATTGGATTGGTGTATTTGCCGCCAATGGATTTAAGTACAATCATAAAATGTCTATAGAAATGAGAAAATGTTCAACTATGGCTAAGGGGTTTATGGCGCGAACTGGCATGTTCTTTGAGAGGTACTCATGACAATACGAATGTTCATTGGTACGTCGGCTAATGGTGAAGACGCCGAGGCCGAAATGGTGTATGAGTATAGCATTCGGAAGAACACTTCGGAGGATGTGAATATTACATGGATGAGACAAACGCACGATGTCGAAAGTGTATGGGGTGGATGGAATACGCATAGATGGTCCACACCATTTAGTGGATATCGCTGGGGTATTCCTGCTGCGTGTAATTTTGAAGGTAGAGCCATTTATACAGACCTAGACATGATTAATTTTCGCGATATTGCCGATCTATGGAATACCGATCTGAAGAATAAGCCAATTGCTGCTCGGCGCGGTAAACGCTTCGATGGGCATGAATTTTGTGTAATGGTCATTGACTGTGCTATGATAGCATCGCATCTTATTCCTCTTAGTCGAATGAAGAGTATTGAGGAACATCATCATAGAATGATTCATAAGTTTAGCGGGAATGATGATCTAGTATGTGACTTGGATCCGCGATGGAATTGCCTCGATGGAGAAGATCGCGCCGTGGACGATATGTGGATTTTGCACTATACAAATATGGCTACGCAGCCATGGAAGCCTACTTGGTATACAGGCAAGCATGAGACGCACCCGCGGCAAGACATGATCGATCTATGGTATTCGATGAAAAGTGAAGCATTGAATTCTAATTACGTTCCTAACATTCCAAATGTTGTTTTTGAGCCATATGACATTATAGGCCGATGATGCCCGAGACTTCATTCACTACGCTTGTCTCCTGTGATTCTGTATATCTACACGATCATGCTCCAGCTTTTGCGGCCTCGG